CAACTGTAAAGCTTTAACCTCAGTGCCACAATTAAATACAAGCAATGTAACTAGTATGGATAGTATGTTTTATAAATGCTCTTTATTAACTACTGTACCTTTATATAACACGTCTAAAGTTAAAAATATGTCACAAATGTTTTGGAACTGTAATAACTTACAAACTGTACCTGCATATGACTGTACTAATGTTACAAATATGAATAATATATTTGCTAGCTGTAGTAGTCTTAAATCCATTCTTATGACTAATATAGGTGTATCGTTAGATATTTCAGCAAGTACATTATTTGAAAGATCTGACTTAGTTACTATTTTGAATAATCTTAAGACAGTTACAACTACCAAAACACTTAAAATGGGTGCTACAAACTTAGCAAAACTTACTGATGAAGATAAATTAATTGCAACTAATAAGGGTTGGACATTAGCATAGAAAGGAAAATAGAAATGATAAACGTAATAAAAGCAAAAGAAGGCTATGTATTTGCATTAAAAGATAAAAGTGAAATATATGATGATATAATTTATTTAGGCATTTATGATAATGCAGAAAACTACATTCAAATACCTTATTTTGAGGCGGAGGAATTAAAAAAGCAAAGAGAAAAAATTTTAAGAGGTAATGTAGAAAATGAATAAAAAAGCAAAAATAACAACACTTATATTAGGTATTATATTAGGTATATTATTAACAATATGTTTTATAAATATTAAATATAAACAACCTGGTAGTAAGGCATCAAGAATATCGATAAATGTTAAGGTTACATATCGTGTTTATTATAGTTTAGAAAGCAAGGGAATTAGTGCAGATAAACTTTACGATGAAAAAGGCGACACCACATATTTAAAAAGAGTTTATATAACATTAAGAAATAACATATGGGTAACGTTTGTTGATGTTGAATGGGAAGAAATTAAAAATAATGGCAAGGTGCAATACCACCCTGTAATAGGCAAACCCTACAAAGAATATTATTCAAATTTATCGTACGTAATAAAATATTAGAGAAAGAAAGGCAACTAGATATGACATTAGAACAAATAATCAAATTATTAAAAACTGATGGTATAGGTTCTAAACGTGTTGTTTACAAGATGTTAGAAAATGCGAGTATAAATGAATTGTGCGAGTTGAAAAGAGATTTAAGCACGATAATAGCACAAAAGAGAGCCAATCACGAAAATAACAACCCTTGTGTGAGCGAACGAAAATAAAAAGGTGGGTAAATATTCAACTCACCCTCTCACAGAGGGCTTATAGAAAGGGCTAAAAAAGAAATGAAAGAAAAAGTTGAGTTAGTAAAAGAAATTATTGGTATAAGACCTGAATTGAAGAAAAAGCAAAGCAAGTTATGGAGATGCAATCGTGAGAAATTAATTTCTTTACTAAAAAGAGAGCAAGAAAAAATTAAGGAAATACATATTGGCGATAAAATCATAAATGAAGAACACGAGTCGTTCGATCGAATTGTGCAATCTTTGTTTGAAATAAAAATTGATAAATACGAAACAACTGAAAATGGGTTGATAGTATATTTTTCAGAAAGTGTGAATTAGTGATAACTGAAACAAATATTAATTATTATGGTTATAAGAATTATAGTAAATATAAAACTTATACATGTGAATATTGTAAAAAAGAGTTTAAATTAATTAAAGGCGAAATGTTATACAAACTGGCACACTTGACATTTTGTTCATACAAGTGCCGTTCTGAATATAAAAAGATAGAAAGTGAGAAAATGAAAAATGAATAGAGAAGATTTAGTATTAGGTTGTAAAGTTGTTTGCAATGGTTATTTGAAAAAAACTAAAATGAAATATTGCTTACCAAAACTGGATATTGAAGATTATGAACCAGAGCAATTAAAGGTTATTAGCAATGTTGGTAATTCTGAAAGTATTAAGTATTTAAAACTTAACGAAGAGTTTGAGCAAGAGCAATACGAAGTAGTGAAATTGGCTAAACCATTTACTGGTGTATTAGTAGGAACGCAAAAGGTATTTACTAAAAAACACTTTAAATGCGAAAATGATTTTGTTGATTATGCAGATAATTTACTAACACAAATTAAGCCGTACACAAAAAAAGAAGATTTACAATTTGTAGCAAAGGTATATTTTAAAAAAGGACAATCAAGATTAGTGCCTTTAGAAATGGTGGAATTAATTAATGATTAGCGTCGAAGAAGTAATGGCATCAATGGTTAAACAAAAAATGTCGATAAGAGAGATTGCCAAAAAAATTGGAATGCCTAAATCGACATTGCACCTAAAACTACAAAATTTTGCAAAAAAGAACCCTAAATTACCTTTAGTAATACAATATAACGATTTATTAAATAGTAATATATTAAGTATGCACTCTAAAGGTGGTAAAAATAGTTACAAAAATCGAAAATAAGAAAGAAGGAACATAAAATGACAAAAATACAATGGATGATTTATAATTATTTGAAAGAAAAATCAGAAAAGGATGAATGGACTAGCCAAGATGAATTGGTGCGATATTTAGCCAAGAATAATTGCTTTATCGATAAACGATCATTGAGAAAGAACATACAAATGATTAGACAAGCCGATGTTATTCAAAAAGTAATATTGACATCATATTCACAAGGCTACAAAATAATGAATGATGAGAGCCAAATCGAAATTTTAGAAAAGAGAAAGATAGCGATTTTAAAATCATTAAAACAATATTGGCGAGATATTAAACGATTAAGCCGAGATAACCAAACAAAGCTAACTTTTGGTTCAAAAGAAAGGGAATACATTGAAGCACTTTTAAAAACTACTGAAGAATAGAGGTGCATATATGAATGGCATTATACGATGACAACATAGGAATTTTTAAACAATATGTAAAAGAATATGGTTCAGCTTTGCAAATACCAGAAGTTTACAATGATGATGAAAGCAATAAAGGGTTTTATTCTTTTATGCATTCATTTTATGAGTGGTTGTATTATCAAATACATACATTTTTAACACCTAACAAAAATATACCAAAGTATGAAAGTGTTATTAAAACTTATTGTAATTATATTAGAGATAAAATATTACCTATTTGTAATAATAAAATAAAGCATTATAATACTAAACTTGTATCTCAAGAAAATGCACAACCTAACAGAGATTGCTTGAAAAAATGGCTTGACTTGGAAGATAACTTTTATGCATTAGCTTGTTATCGAAACTTGGAAATGATGGCACTATATCTTGAAAGAGGTAAAACAAACAAACTGTGGGCTAAAACCATACATTTATTTAGAAATTTTTATTTTTACTCACAAAAATTAGTGTTTGAGCAAAAAATAGATATGATAAGAGCAAGTTATTTTCCAGGTGCTGGTAAAACATACGCAGTTAATATTTTGTGTGCTTGGTGGTGGGGTTATGATAATGAAGCATCAATTATCCGTGTAACATATTCTGCCGACCTATGCAAACAATTTATACAACAAATAACTGACATTTTAGATAGCCCACAATATAGAAAAGTTTTCCCAAAATTTGATATAGGAAACGTTGGAGATGGAAAAACAAGTGGGCTATACAATAACTATTCAGTTGAAATAGGCTTTAGATTTGCATTTTCAAGCGTTCAAAATTTCTATGCAACAACACGTGATGGGCAAACAACAGGTAAAAGAGGAAATATATTAATTATCGATGATATTACAAAAGGTTCAGATGAAGCATACGATGAAAACCTACACAAGAGATTAACAAACAAATTTGATACTGAATGGAACTCAAGAGGCGATAGTTCATATCAACCTATAATTGCCGTTGGTACAATGTGGTCTAATTTAGACTTATTAAATGTATTACATAATAGAGCTATAAAAAATACTAATAATAACATGGAAGAAGATAGTTCTTTCAAATATACCGAATTGTCAAAAAATAATGATGGAAGTTTAAATTCAGTCTTTATTTCAACACCTATTCTTGATTATGTAACAAATCAAAGTACTTGCCCTTTGCGATATTCAACAGAAAAAATGCTTCAAAAAAGGGACAATATGGATGAGGCACTTTGGAATGCAGTTTATCAGCAAAGACCAACACCACCAGAAGAATTTTTATTTGCAATTAGCAAACTGCAAACTTATGATGATAGCACTTATCCTAAAAAAGAAATGTTGGAAAACGAAACACAATGTTATGCATTTATTGACCCTACAAGAAAAGGAACTGACTTTTTTTCAATGCCTATTTTTAAGCGATATAGAATTGACAAAAATAGGTGGTCGAAATGGTATTGGATTGACATAATATTTGAGCAAAAAGCCACCAAAGAATTAATGTTTGATATTGCATTTAAGATTATTAATCATAGAATTACGAAAGTTGGCTATGAAAATAACATTGATGTAAGTTTTGATTCTGCATTAAAATATACATTAAGAGATTTAAATTATAGTGGTTCAGTGACAATCGAACCATTTTACTCTTCAAACGAAAGCAAACAAATGAAAATTAGCAATGCAGCTTTTGGAATGAAAAAAGAAATAATTTACCCTGCACCTAAAATGTTTGCAATGAATAGTCCGATGGGAAAAGCAATGAACCAACTTACAATGTGGAGTTTATCACAACGCTATGGCGACCACGATGACTGTCCCGACTCTATATCAATGTTTGTAAAATATTATTGCGAAGAGCAAAGAGCAAACACAATGGAAGTGTTTAACAAATCAATTTTAGGCTTTTAAACCACAATTTTTGTGGTTTTTTTATTTTTTAGTTGACAAACATTAGAAAATGTTGTAGTATAAGGCGATTTTAAGACTTCCACTTGTCCTAGTGTGTCATTTTGAAAGGAAAAAAAGATTATGAGTGCAGAAACAGAACAAGCAATAAAGAGTTTATACATGCCAAAAGTGTTTAAAGGTAGAGAAAAAGTAATAATGCCTATTTCTAAAGAACTTTTTATGAAAGACCCATTAATTGCTTTAAGAAAATATCTAAATCAAACAATAGGTATTTTTAATGGGAATGTTAGCGATATTGAAACTCTACACGAATATTATTTAGGTAATCAAGCGATTTTTTCAAAATTAAGAAAAGATGAATCACTAATTAATAATAAAGTAGTAGAAAATCATATATATAAACAAGTAAATTTTAAAGTAGGTTTTATGTATGGTAATCCACTAGAATACACTATTACAAACGAGAAAAAAATAGACACTGATGATATGACATATTTGAACTCATATTTAAACGATGTTAACAAAGCAAGTTTAGATATTGAAAAGGCACAAGATTTATATGAATTTGGCGTTGCTTACCAAAGACTAATTCCACGTAGGCAAAAATTAAGTGAGTATGATATTGAAAGCGAAGCACCTTTTGAATTAGTAAATATGCCAGTAAAGCAAACATGTGTTGTGTATTCAAACGATATTCCAAATGAACCATTATTTGGTATGGTAATAAGTGATGGCCGCAATATAGAAAACTACAAGTCATTCAAGACAGTGCAAATTTATATGCCATATCGAAGAATAGTTTATAAAAACAATAATTTTGTACAACCAATCGAAGATATTCCACAACCATATAGTTATATTCCTATTCAAGAGTTTTGCTTAAACAAAGATAGAATAGGTATTATCGAAATTGGCGTTCAATTGCAAAACTTAATAAACAATATTGATAGTTCGCAAATGGATGGCATTGAGGAAGAAATTAATAGTTTTATAGTTATGATTAACCAAAGAGTTGATGAAGACTTTATAAACTTAATTAAAACGTTAAAAAGAGAGCGTGTACTTGTACTTAATACACAAAATCCACAAACACCAGCAGACTTAAAACTTGTTTCTACCAAACTTGATCAAGGCTCAACAAATCAATTTTACGAAAGGGTTTTAAAAGCCTTATATGACATTGTAGCCGTACCTCAAGCAAGTGGAAATGTTACGAGTGGTGGCGACACGGGGCAGGCGAGATTGCTTGGCAATGGTTGGGAATCAGCCCAAAATCAAGCACAAGTAGACCAACAATATTTGATAAAATACGAACGTGAATTATTAAAAAACATAATTAAGATTTGCAAATTAACAGAAAAATGCCCAGTTAATGAGATAAATGCAAGTGATGTTGCAATTAAATTTAACATTAATATGTCAAACAACTTATTAGTAAAAGCTGAAGCATTAAAGATGTTAAATGAAGCACTAGTACCAGAAAAGGCAATATTGTCAATTTGTGGTATTACAAAAGATGTTGATGGTTTAGGCGATGACTGGAAGAAAAATAAGCAAAAGCAAACTCAAATCGAACAACAAAATAATAATCAAGGTATAAATAGTTAAATAAACTAATTATATATAATCAAACAAAGTTAGAGAAAACTTTTTAAAAAACGCAGGAAGTTAGAGAAAACTTTAAAAAACGCAAGGAGAAAAAAATATGAATTTTTTAAAAGCAAACAAAACACAAATTCCATTTAAATTACAATTCTTTGGTGAGGGCGAACCTACACCAGAACCAAATCCAAATCTAAAAACGTATTCACACGAAGAATATGAAAAACTTAAAGCAAGTTTTGACAAAACTTCAAGTGAATTAGCAAGTTTGAAAAAGCAAGTACAACAAAAAATGACTGATGAAGAGAAAAAAGCAGAAGAAGATAAGGCTTTACGTGAAAAAGTAGCAAATTATGAAAGCCAATTAGAAAACTTAACTCTTGAAAAGTCATTAACTAAAAACAACTTATTTAGTAGCGAAGAAGCACAAAACATTTTAAAATCAAAAGATAACAAAAGTGAAATGTTAGAAAGCATTATGACATTGGTTAGTGCAAAAATTGAACAAGCAAAGAAAAATGCAATAGCCGAGTTTATGCAATCTAGCAATGTGACTGGTGGAATTAAAACACCAAATTCTGCTGATGATGAAATTATTGCAATGGCAAAACGAGCTTCAAAAACTACTCAAAAAAGTAATTTCTTTTAAAACAAATTAAAAATTTCACAGGAGGAAAAAATTTAATATGGCTAATTACAATTTTGAAAAAACAGTATTAGACATGCATAGCTTTTATTACACACTTCCTTGTCAAGTGACTAATACAGGCTTAACTGCCGATTCAAACGGCAAAAAAATTATTAAAGCTGGTACACCAGTTGGTGGCGATACTAACGCTTTATTAAAAAGAGATACAGCAGTTTTATTTGCAACAAACGATGCAACTAATGGTGCTAAAACACAAGGTGTAGTTATTCACGATGTAGATGTAACCGCTGGTCAAACAACAGCAACTGTTGCTTTTGCTGGTGTTATTGATATGGCAAAAATGGATGCAGGTTTTGATCTTGACCCAAAGGTTACTTTCCCTCACGACATAATTTATATGAAAGGAAGAGGTTTCTAATATGCCATCAATTGCAGAATTATATACAACTAAAAACATTAAAACTTATTGGGATGCTAGAAAGCAAGAAGAAACTAAATACGTTGGTATCGATGAGTTATTTGGTTCAAGAAAACAATTAGAAGATACAATTGATTCAGTTTCTGGTAAAAGTGGTTATACACCAGCTTTACTATTAAATAGCCCTGATTCTAAAACAGTTTATCGTGAAAGAGGCGAAATTACTGTTGAACAAAAAAAGATACCATTTTTCAAAGAAGGTATGCAAGTAGATGAAAAACATATCATTGAATTAATGAAATTAGAGGGAAACCCTAATCGTGCATTAGTTCAAATGGTATATGATCGTATGTTTAATGATAGCTATCAACTTTACTTAAGTTCACGTATGACACGTGAAATAATGGTTAATCAATTACTTTCTGTAGGTAAAGTTTCTTTTGCCTCAAATGGTGCAGCTTTTACAGCAACTTATAACATTACAAAAGAGGCTGATTTAGCTGGTACAGCAAAATGGAGCGATTTAGAAAATTCTGACCCTCTAAAAGATATTAGAAAGATGAAAAAAGATGCTAAAATTAATGGCGTTGCAAGAGCAATGTGTAGTCCAACAACTTTTGATTATATTGTCAACAATGCTAAAATTAAGAAACTTCTTGTTAATCCATGGGGTGGTGCCGATATATCAGATGCTGATGTATTAAATTTAATTTATGCAAGAACAAATGTAAGATTATATGTAAATGATACTTATTATATGAAAGATGATAAGAGCGATGCTCAAATCTTCCCAGATAATATCATTTCATTATTCCCTATTGGAAAATTAGGCGATATTGTATTCTCAGTTACACCTGAAGAAAGAGTATTGTTAAATACACCTAATGTTGCCACAGTTTCAATCGTTGATGATGGTGTTGCTATTGTTGAAACAGTAGACCCTGATGCAGTTGCTATTCAAACAAAGATTGCAATGCGTTGCTTACCAGCACTTGACATTTTCCCAGACCAAATTGTAACATTAAAAGTAGCATAGAAAAAATAACATGCAAGGAGATGTAAAGAGATGAATTGTAATTGTAACAAAGTTAATGCAATAAGTTATTTTCACGACAAATATCCTCAAATAAAAATGAGTGATTTAGAAATGCTTAATGAAAGTGCAAAAGAAATCTTAATACATCTTCTTTTTAAATCTTCATATACAGTATCAGAAACACAAAGAGCGTATGCTTATGAACATTATCATTATTGGTTAATACGTTGTATGCAAGAAATGATAGAGCGTTCTGGAGCTACAAGTGCAATATCTTATTCTGAAAATGGCATATCAATATCTTGGAATCAAGCTCAATTATCACAAGCGTTGAGGGATGAAATAGTTCCGATAGCAACAGTAAAAGGGTATTAGAGTATGTGGGAAAAAGAAATATGGATAGCCAAGAGAAAAAGTATTGAAACAAATAGTGATGGTTGGCAAATTGAGATTTTTGATAAACCAAAAAAATACTATTTGAATTATCAACCAGTTTCTGGTATGACAAGCTATTTACAATATGGCGAGAAGATAACGGATGTATATCGAGCTTTTGTAGATAGAGCCTATTATCAAGGTGTAATAAATGTTGGCGATAGGGTGTATTTGAACGATGGCTTAATTTCAGAAGATGAGTTAAGAAAGTTAGCAGAAAGCGATAACAAGTATTGTGAGAATGCGAACTATGTTGTTAAGTCAGTATTGCCACAAAATTACAAAACAAAGATTGATTTTATTAAGAGATAGGAGAAGATTAAAATGGAAGAAAGAAAAAAAACTATAAAAGTACGCAAAGGTACAACAGTTAAGACCGTTCCTGAACGACAAAAAGAAGATTATTTAAGAAATGGTTGGTATGTTGAAAAAGATTATGCAAATATGAATCCATTTATAAATAGTTCAATTTATAATACTAAAAATAAATAATATATTATGTTAGATATAAAGTTTGATGGTAATTCAATAAGAGACATACAAGCAAGAATTAAGCAATACCAAAAACTTATTAAAATCGTTAACGAACAATTTATAATTGAAAGCCTTGAATGGATTCGAGACAAGGCAAATGACAATCTAGAACATAGAGTTGGTTATTTTGCAGGGACTTTGAATTTAAGAGAATATTGGCAAATTACAAAAACAAGTGAGAATACTTACGAGTTAAGAAATACCAATGAAAAAGGGGCTTATGTTGAATTTGGTACTGGTATTGTGGGCTATGGTTCACACGAAAAAGCCGATGAAGTTCGATACGAATATGATGTAAACAATCATGGTGCGTTTGGGTGGAATTGGTATAATGAAAAAGATGGTTACCTAGTTAAAGGTTTTACAGGTTATGAGGGTAAATCATTCTTGTGGGATGCATTTTTTGATTATTATTCAAATGGAGAATTTGCAAAAATTTACGAGCGTATTTATAGGCAAATTATTGGTTTAAGTTAAATAGGAGTGATAAAAGTATATGTTAAACACAAAAGTTGAAAATAGCACGGTTTTTGAGCCTTATAATGAAATTTACGAGGTATTGAAAGACTATGTAGAGAGTACATACAATAATAATCACGTTGGGAGCAAGAAAGTTGAGGTTTTGAAAAACAAAATTTCACAAGAAACACCATGTGTAATATTTAGCGAACCAATAAATAAATTACAAACACAAAGCACAACATATGATAATACTACAAGAACACTTAATTATGATATAAACATATATTGTAATAAAAACAATAATAGTGAACAAATTGTTAGAGAATTAGCAATTTTGGTAATTGAGGTAATGCAAGGGCATTATCATATGAATGGTGGTGTAATAGCAATTATGCCACAATTTGATAGCCCTCTAAAAGATAGTTATCAAGCGAACTTAAGATTTACAACTAACTATATACCAAGTAGAAGTAAGTTGTATTAAAAATTTAAAAGGAGAAAACAAATGGGCAGAAGTTTTAGAGAATTTAAAGAGCATAATGTTCGTGCTGGTTTAGGTACAGCGTTATGTTATAGATTATCAAGCGAAACAAAATATCATATTTTAGCACCAGTAGAAAGTTTACCAGCGGTTTTTGGTACACCAGATACAATTGAATACTCTTCAACTACTAATAGAAACGTTACAAATGTAATGGGTAAAAATAGTACTGAAACAATTGAAATTAATTTGCCTTATAATCTTGACTATATTGCTATATGCGATAATATCAACGATTTAGAAGTTAATTTTGCGTATATTGATTTAGATGATTTTTCTGGTCAAGAATTTACAGGTAAACCTAGATACCATTTAGCAGATGTTGGAACTTCAGATATTAAAACAATCGTATTATCAATTGCTGTAACAAACGCAAACGAATACATTACTGAAGACTTATATGATAGTTTCCAAGATACTGTTTCAATTTTATCACCTATTCCTGCTAGTATTGAACTTTTATCAACAAATACAACAGGCATTGCTATAAACTTTTTAACTGATCCAAGCGATGCAACTTTGGATGTTTCAAGCAATAATACTGATGTTTTGATTGAAAAAGGTAACAAAAGCATAATAATTAAAGCAAGTTCTTCAGCAACAGCTGGTAGTGCAATAGTTAAAATTGTAGCAGCAAAAGAAGGCTATGCACCTAACCAAAGAAGAATAAAAGTTTTGGTTGTTGGTGCTTAAAAAAATAATTTGAAAGGAATATAAAAATGAGACCATACATTGAAGATAGAGAAGGAAATAAATACGAATTTCGCAGATTAACTAGAAGAGAAAAACTTAATCTAGTTAAAAATGCAAGAGAAATTGAAGAAGCTAGTGATGATAAAAAGATTGAATTAACTGATGAATTACTTTATACAATACTTCAAACTGTTTCAAGTGTAGACCACGAGAAATTTGAAGATATATTAGACTATAATGAAGAAATTTATGGGTTTGAGCAAGTAATAGAATTAGAAACAGCAATCATTAGTTGGGTTTTTACTCAAGCAGGTGGGGAAACAATCAAAGTTCATCCTTACCTAGAGGAAATGAAGAAGAAAGAAGAATTGGAGAAGAAGGAAGAAGTAGAACAACCAACGACACCAATTCAATACGATTCAATCGAAATTTAAACATTTTAAACGACAAGTATGGTGGTGATTTGGAGCATTTTTATTTTTGTGAAGAATTACCACTAGCTTTAGAATATGGAATGACACCACATGAGTATTGGGATGAAGATGAGGATTTATTTTTAGCATATCAAAAAGCGTATTACAATCGATTACACAAACAAGCATATTTGCAAGGCTTGTATAATTATGATGCACAAGTAACAGCTTTAGCCAATGCTATGAGAGACCCAAAGAAAACACCAAAGCCCTATGAATATCATTCCAAAGATGTTTACAATCCTTTCAACGAAGAAAATAATAAGCCAAAAGGTTATATTAATACTATTGATAATACTGAAAATAATAATAAGTTATATAGTATTAAAAAAATAGCCGAAGAAAGGAGAAAACAACAAAATGCCAGTTGATTACACATTAGGCAATTTAGTAGTTAATACACAAGTAAAAGATGCAAATGGTTCGATACAATCGCTTAAAGGGCTAACCACAGCACTAAACTATTTAAACAACGCAATGAAAAAAGTTGCGAAGTCAAACGTAGATTTAGACCAAACAGGCAAAAAGTTTGAGGGTTTAACAAAAGCGATTCAACCATTTACAAGTGAATTAAGAAAATCAGAAAGTGCTTGCAAGGCATTTACAGATGCAATCAAAGTTTTAAACAAACAAAAAGTAAGCACTTCAAGTATAGAAAAGGCAAGTGCAAGTTTAAAAACGGCACAAGCAAAATTACAACAAATCAATGGCACGGCTAATCAAACACAAAACATTTTTGATAGCCTTACCAAAAGTAAAATATTTAATGTAGGTAAAATATACGCTATATATAATTATACTAAAAGATTTACCTCACAACTTTCAAATGCGGTTGGCTATGCTGTAAACTTTGAAGAAACTTTAAATAAATTCCAAGTTTCAATGGGCGACCAATACTCAAAGTCATTAAAGTTTGTTGGCAATATAACACGTGCTTTCAACTTATCGACTGAAAGTATAATGAACTATCAATCAACATTTAAAAACATGTTAGATAGTTTGGGTGGTTTATCAAGCGATGTTACTTACAAATTAAGTGAAACAATCACACGAATGGCGATTGACTATGGTTCACTTTTTAATGTTCCAATCCAAAAATCAATGGAACAATTTCAACAAGTGTTAAGTGGTCAAATTAGAACAATACGTACTGTTGCCGGTTATGATGTTAGTGAAACCTCTTTGTATAGCATTTACAAAGAAATTGGTGGCACAAAAACTATGAGGCAATTAGATCAAAACGAAAAACGTTTATTAAGAATAATTGCTTTACAAAAACAAATGCAACGAACTGGTGCGGTTGGCGATTTTGAAAAGACTTTAAGCAATACAGCCAACATTTTAAAACAAATTCAAGAAACAACCAAAGAAATACTTACTTTGTTTGGTAGATTGTTTTTGGGTTCAGTTGGAAACCTTTCAGAAAAAGTACTTGGTGCGACAATAGCATTAAGAGATTTCTTAAATTATTTAAACAAAATAAAAGGTTATGAATATCAAGATTTTACTAAAAATGCAAGTAGTGGTTTAATAGGTGGAGTTACTGAAAGTGCCGAAGAAGCCACTGATGCCGTAACCGAATTAAAGAGAAGTTTATTAGGCTTTGATAAATTAAACATTTTATCTAGCACAAGTTCTAACACTAAAACAGCCGTAAATGATTATTCTTTCTTGACAAGCAAAATTGGCGAATATGAAGAATTAATTCAAAAAGTAAGCAATGGTTCACAAAAGGTAGCTGACAATATACTTAATTGGTTAGGATACACAAGAAAAGAAAATGGTGAAATTGAAAAGACTTCAGGTGCGATTAATCGTTTAGCTGGAATGTTAAATGTTTTAAAAGTTACATTTACAAGTTTAATTTCAATTATAACATTTAAAAAAGGTGTTGGAATATTTAAATTTTTTAAAGGGCTTCCTGAAAATTTGAAAAAAGTAATGTCCTCAATAACTGGTAAAACTGATATACCTAATTTGAAGAATATTAAAAAAGTAAAAGATATTTTTACCGCATTTAGTGGTGTTGTTGAAAAGCCTGCAAAAGTTGGAATATTTTCAGCTTTATCAAAATCAAAAGTATTTTCTGCAATATCAAAACCAGGGCAAATGTTAGGACAATTTATAAAATTGTTGCCAAAATCATTGGTAATAATAGGAACGATTGCAACGCTATTTGCGACATTATTTATCAAAAGTGAAGAGTTTAGAAATTCAATTATGAATTTGATCAAGTCAATAGCAAATTTAGCTTCAAGTATAACATCAGTATTAACACCTGTGCTAACACCAGTTATTAAGTTTTTGGGTGAGGGTTTAGCATTAGTAATAAATATTATTGCAAAAGTAATTGATTTTATTTCAAAGAGCAAAGCACTTTCAACAGTGTTAGGTTTATTGTTAGCAAGTATTATAGCAATAAATATAGCAACTTCAGTTAGCCCTTTGACTTGGATTATACTTGGAATTACAACTGTTATAGCTTTGATAGCAAAATTAATTGAAGCAATAGCGAAGTTATTTGCCGAAGGGAAAGTAAAAACTTTCTTTAAAAATTTATTTAGTAGAGAAAATAGCAACGGTGGTGGTCGAGGTACAAGCACAAGTTCTTACACACCTTTAGCAAGTGGTGGTGTTATTACAAGACCTACACCTGCATTGGTTGGTGAATATTCAGGTGCTAGAAATAACCCTGAAATTGTATCACCAGAAAATAAAATGCGTGAAGTATTTGTTCAAGCATCATTACCAATTGCACAAGCAATATTAAATAGCAATCAAAAAGTCATAGATGCAATAGATGACTTAAGCGATAGACCAATCGAATTAAATGGTCGAAAAGTAAGTGAAAGCATTTTTAAAGACTTACAAAACGAAGCAACACGCAGAGGTAAGAAATTTGCGTAGAAAGGAGCAATTATGCCAACAATTTTAAAAATATATACTTTTGATGAAAATGGTTTTGCAAAAACGGTTATTGCTCCTGCTTGCACTAAATATCAAGTATCATATGCGGATGTTGACAAAGAGGGTAGTGGTAGAAACCCATTAACTGGTGAAATGTATCGTGAGCGAATAGGCTCATACATTAAACTAGATTTAACTTGGGATTTGATACCAGGAACAACAGAATATCAAAATTGGTATAAGACTTTAACGAGCCTACCGAAAAGTTTTGAGGCGGAATATTTAGACCCATCCTCAAATGAATTAGTTAAGAAAAGATTTTATAGAACTGATATTCAAACGGAGTTATACCTATTTGTCGATGAGAATTGCAACATATGGAGAGGATTATCAACATCGTTTGTACAAAACGATGTTTCTTCTTTTTCTTGGGAGGGTGTATCGAGAAAAATATTTTATTTAGGTAGTAAAAGAGGCATAGGAAGAGAAGTTGTAGTGACAAATAAGCAAAGTTTTAGCAACCTAGATTTGATAAAAAGTGGCGAAACTAAAGATATTGAAGAATACAATGAAGAATTTTATGAACCAACACATTCAGACTATTTTATATCGTGTGAAGAAAAACGTGTTAAATTAGATGGTACTTTTAAATTCCTAGACAAATCATATTCAACAACTGATGGTGTTAAAAATAGCCCTATATTTTGGTGGACTACTTGGATGTGCAATAAAGATACTGGTGAATTTAATTCACTCCCTAGACTTGTAATTAAAGGCACATCATTGTCTGCAAGTTATTACACAATAGTTTTTGGTGAAATAGCAACAAATTTTAAAATCGAGTGCTATACCGAAAACGATAACAACGAAGAAGTTTTAGACAGAACTATAAGTGTTGAAAATAACACCGAAAAAGAGTATATTTTTGAAACTTTAAAAACTTACGTAAAATTTATCATTGAAATAATAAAAATCGATAATTCAGTTGTTTTTGAGGGCGAAATACAAAAATATCAAAGGTTTGCAAAAGTAAATACAATTTATAGTGGTGTGTTTAAGAATCTTAACAAAATTATAACCGATTATGAGATTACACAAGAGTTTAGTGCTGATAATTCAGAATTTAATTCAAATGTACTTTCACTAAAATTAAGAGATGCTACTAACGAATACGACCCTCAAAACGCAAATAACAAATTAAGTTATTTTAAAAATCAGCCAATTTCAGTTGACATTTACGTGAAAGATAGAGATAAAAACGAATTTGGTATAGAGGTAATTAAAAATCCTTTAGTAAAAACTTTCAAATTTAACTCAAGAAACAATGTTTATAATTGGGAAAATCAAATATTAAGTGTTACAAATTATTCAGATACTTATAATTTAGTTTATTCAAATGAAGATGAAACACCACAATTTGGCAATAATGCAAAAACATTGTCAGATTGGTTAAGGCTTTTAAATCGAAATTCTGGCTTAAGTGGTTTTAGAAATGCAATTGCTTTTGAAGACCTTGATAGTGGGGACAATCTCAAAGAAGATTACACTAACAATGCGATAATTTTAAAAGGTTATATTCCAAATCAAAGTTCTTATAATGAAGCGTTAAGGATGTTAGTCGAAGCATCTTATGCATCGCAAAAGAATAGCACAACAGGACAATATCGTAATAAAATGGTTTTAATTGACTACAACGAGCAAAAATTATTATTTAAAACACAACTATTGAAGAATAATTTAAAATTTTATGGTGAGCAAACAATAGTTAGCGATCGTTTTGTAGATAATTCATTTAAAATAACAAGAAATTATATATTTGAAGAAAGTTTTCAAGAAGCAAAACCAAAGAATTACACTGTTAAAATTTACACGTATCAAAATGTTCAAGAAGTTACAGGAAAAGATGACAAAGGCAATGATATAGTAACAACTAAAATTGAAACGACAACTTATGATAAATCTTACACTATATCAAATGATGACTATGAAAATGAAACAGTCGATAATCCATTTATTACTTCACATTTTATGGAAGACCCTGTTAATTGGTCAAAAAAAACTTCGACAATTGCCGACAGATTAGTTGTTTATAGGCAACATATAGATAGTTTAAATACATTTAACTTTAAAACTAATTTTAATGGTGGTATAATAGAACCAGGACATACTTATTTGTACGAAAGCAAATATGGTAATACCAAAAAAGTTGTTATTACAAAAGTAATTTTAAATGGAACTTCCTTTGCAGAAGTTGAAGCAAAAGAAATTATGGAGGATTAATTATGAAAGTTTGGCAACCAACTGATTATTATGATGTAGCAACCGAATTTACAAGAATATCAACGTTTATTTTTGATATTGGTGGTAGGTTAGGCGTTTATGATTTATTAAATGAATATACTTGGTCAACATCAGATATACCTTATTATGAAGATTACAAGAAAATAATTGAATCCTTAAATATTTTGTTGCAAAAAACACACGCTAATAAAACTTTTGGGTATTTGACACCAGAGAAAAATTTTAGTTATATTGATGCAAACAAGATAGAGCAAGCAATGGCAGAAATAGAGAGAAAGTTATGGAGTTTCGACATAACTGGTAAAAAGATTTTGGGAAATAATTCCAAAATAATCACTTAAAGAAAGAGGTGATAAATAAATGAGTAAATTAGAATTAACCTTTACTGATGAAGTGGGGACAAATTTAAATCAATACAAAATGAAAAGAAATGTTGGCACGGCAAGTGAAACAGAAGAAGTTATACAGCTTGAACGTGATGCTAATATAACAACTCAAGGCACAATAATCAATGCCGATAAATTAAACACAATGGTTTCAGCTATCAACGAACCAATTAGTTCATTATTCACGACTATTTATGAGGAAACACAAAATAAAAAATCTTTGCCATTAAATACAAATATAGATTTTGCTTTAATTAATTCAAAAGACTCTACACCATTATCATTTAGCAAATTTTCATGTTTATTTGTGTTTAGATTTTATTTTATGGGTACTGATAATATACGAAGATATGCAAGTGTTACTATTGGAACAGTATCACCTTATTTGTTTGAACATTCTGAAATAGTACAAATTTATGATAGTTTTGCAGAAACAACTCAAAAAGTTAAGATTTTGCTTGATAAAACTAATAATACAATAACAATTACTAATTTAACTAATAGTAATACAACTACAAATGTTTTATATATAGAAAGTATAATAGGTGCATAATTATGGGAATTGTATGTAGATGTGAAAGTAATATAGTTCCAGTAGCCAACGAATCTCCAAGAGTTTGTTGTGGCACAATAAAATGGTATATGAACGATACTTTTTCATTCGATTTTATTATTAATTTAACAGATGAGGATGGCAATCCTATTGAGTTGCTTGACACCGATAAATTTGTTGTTGATTTTTACAATAGTGCAGGAGACTTAATACAAAGTTTTGAAACTGTTGGTAGTTCAACGATAACTTTAAATTTTACTAAAGAAATTAGTGCAAAGTTTAAAAAGGGCGAATATTTTTATACAACTAAATACGAGAGTGGTTCAATAGCACGAACAATAATGCATAATAATATGGTTGTTGTTGAATAGGTGGTGATAGCCTATGAGAGTCAACGTATGTAAAAAAATTGATGAGGGTATAAAGACTACACTTGATGTTGTATTAGAAGATAAAACAATTAATCTTGAATGTGAAGGTATAGTTGTAGGTGGTGTTACTAATGATCATGCGAGATTAGTAAACCTTGATTACGAGCATAGCGGACACATTGGTTTTGCTAGTGAGAAACAATTGAACTTGCTAGCAGAAAATGTTGTTCCAAGAAGATTAAACGTTTTCCCAAATATAGATGTTAATATAGATAGAAGTAAACAATTTATATATATTAACGAAAATGATACTGAAAGTAAAAAGGTAAGTATTCGAGAACTGAACTCTTACATTTTACGAAATGGTGATAGTGTTCCAACCGATATGCAAGTTGGAGAATATTTATTGTTAAATATGAAGAAAGGAAATATTTAAAAATGGCATATGAAATTTTAAGCGATAAGAAAAAAACGCAAGTTACACAATTAGTCAATACCGCTGATGGTTTAAAATTGCAACAATATTATCCAGAAACAACAGCTGAAGTTACAAACATTAAAGCAATTGCTGGTGTTACTGGTACAAACGTTCAACAAGCATTAGAAAGCATTCAAGGTAATATTAATGATATTACTGGTGGTGGAAACATTGTTGAATTTGACACAGGCACAGGACAACCAAGTGCAAATTTAGCCGTTGGTGGTTTATTCTTTAAAATAATTAGTTAGAAACTTGAAAGGGGAGTTTTAATTATGGCAAAATATCAATTACAAAAAAAATTAGCGAATGGTACAATGGAAGATATACTAATAACAAGTGTTAACGATGTAAATGATATTAGTGTAATTGCAGATGATTATACAGAGGTAGATTTAATAAATAAAAATGGTAATACTTTAGCTGCAATACCATTTAGAAAAATCAATGGTCAGAGCATTATTGGAAAAGACCCTTTGACTATTAGTGGCGGTGGTGGAACAAGCCATCCAGTTTATACTGAAACAAATACTGACAAATGGGGCTATGTTTACGACAAAACATATAACAATTGGACTTTAAAAATTACAGGTGAAAGTGGTAGTAGATACCTTTTTAACTTTACAATGAATATGTTTACTGCTGGTTGCCCTAATGAGGCAGATAGATTTGGAATTGAAATAGCAAATAATGATGTTGAAGTTACATTTTACAATACTGTTTATCGAGATTATTGGAAACAAGGTTTTAGCGACCCAACATCTTTTGTAATATATAATACTGGTTTAATATTTTTAACTAAATCAGAAGAATTTAGTCTTGGTAATAATACATTAGATATTAATGGTTGTGATTGTGGTCCAGAATATATAAACAACGGTGGTTGTAGTTTTGATATAGGTTTTCCTACAAGTGCAGAGCAAAGATATTCAAATGAATTATATTTTACTTTAAGAAAAGATGAAGTAGGAACATTACACGTAACAGTAGGGCTAGTTTTCACGTTTTAATCAAAAAAATAACAAATTTTGTAAAAATGCTTGACAACGCAAATAATGTTTGCTATAATTAAGGCGGATTTTGGAAATGAAGAAGAATTGGAATCTGTGGGTTGGTTTGCTAGTAGCAATTGGAGTTGCTTGGTACAATGGCTATGACAAGTCAAAGATGGACAACTTTAGTAGTTTTCTGATACTATTGGTTACAATCGTTGGTTTTTTGTCCTTTTTAAAAACACTAACCACAACAAAGAGCAAGGAATTAATGGAGAGTAACACAACAAGCCAAAAGACACGAGTTAGTTACATTGAGGTTGCAAGCAATCCATATAAGCAAGGGCAAAATCTTGCGAAAGACATTGCTGCTACTATCGAAATTTTTAGGGAGAAGAAAGCAATGAATAAAGTTAAAAAATTTTTTAAGTGGCTATATTTTAACAAATGTACAATCACAAATATCGTAGTAAGTATTGCGTGTGTAGCGTTTGTTAATTTTATGTCTCTATGGGGCTATTTAGATCGTTATCAAATCTTCCAAACTAACCCTGTATTATTTAAGGTAATAATTGGTGTTGGTGGAGTATTATGGACAGCTTTGTCAGTATTCTGTTCTATCAACAAATTAGGTGTGGAAAATTTAAGCGAGATTGATGCACGCTTACAAGCAAAAGCGAATGAAAAGTTAAGCCGTTTAACACCAGAACAAAGAAAATTAGTTAAAGAAAACATTAAGAATTTACAAGAGCAATTAAACAAACTAAAGGTGGAGTCTGATGGGGCTATGAAAATAGTCCAAAGTTTCACAGTATTAAAGAGTATCGAAGGTTTTGATGTAAGCAATCAAGTAGAAAGTTATGAAAAAGCGTGTGCTATTGTTAGCAATAATAGTTCATTAATTACAAAACTAGAAAACGAAATTGCAATATTAAAAGGCAAACTTTAGAAAATGACACGGAAGTGGTTAGGAAACTAATCACTTTTTTGTTATGAAAGAGGGAATTGAAATAGAGAAATTTATAAATGAGATTGTAGATGTACCAAAGTTAATAAGAAGATTGTGGTTAGTACTTTGGTTTGTAGAGTTTATTTGTATTGGTAGTAAGTTGCTTTTTCACACGTGGTTTCCGATAGTTATTGAAAATCAAAACTTTGAAAATGTGTGTGATTTTGTAGATAACCACCAAGTATTAAGAGTTAGCATAATGGCGATATTTTACGTAGCAAGTTTAAACATTGTGTTTTTAATAGCAACGAAAAGTAAGTTCTATAAGGATTGTACTTTACCTATAATATCAAATTTATTAATAGTATTTAGTTTTATAATTGGTAATATAAATAGTATGTATGGTAAAATTGCAGAACTTTTCACTTTAATTGTTTTGCCAATTATTTGCAATATTAAAAGGCAAACTTTTAAAGAATTATGGAAGAATATTTGCTTTCCTGTTTTTACATATTTACTAATTAGTTTATGGCAATAATCGAACAGTTGAAGAAATAGCCGATAAGTTTTGCAACGAAATTCTTTTATTAAGGATTGAGGGTCATTTAACTACAAGTGTAAAAGGAACAATTTACGACATATGGGATTGTTCTAACGAGATTGTTACCGATTTTTGGGTAATAAAGTATTAAAATTTGAGGTGGTATTTTCAAAAATACTGCCTTTTTTATTGTCTTTTTCTTGTCTTTTTTATGTCTTTGTGGTATAATATTAGCGTGTGATTAGCACAGAAAGGAGAAAAAGCAAATGCAAAACCAATCAAGATTTAGTGAAGAATTTATGGCTTTGGAACGCAACAAAACTTTGCAAGGTATGGTTAACAATGAACTAATGAAATTAGGGCTAGACTGTCGATTAAAAGGCTTTAAATATGTTAGCGATATTATAACTTTAGCGTTGATTAAGCGTAAGTATTCACGAACAACGATTGCCGAATTAACGCCATTTATTGCTTATAAGTATGGTATTAAAGACTTTAGTGTGCAAAGGCAAATGCGATATGTTTGTACGATTAGAAATGCACGCAAAGAAACTGCCATTGATATTGTTTACAATGTATGGCACAAAATCAACACAAAAATTCAAGAAGAAAGGGAGAGTTATGTAAAATGAGAATAACGGAAATTGTGATTGAAAATTTTAGAAATGTTAGCAACAAAACTTTTGATTTGAAACCAAAGTACAACGTTTTTGTAGGTGCGAATGGTTTAGGCAAAACAACACTTATCGATAGTGTTTTATGGGTGCTTTGCGGTGAAACTATTGTTTATGGTAAAAGCGATCCAGATAATCGAAACAAGAATGATTTAAGATTACCAATAGGTGTAAAAATCACGTTTGATAATAATTTAGTATTAGAAAGAAAATATAAAGATATTTGGGTTGAGGACAAAGATGGTAACGTAAAATACTCAAGAACTGATAACAACTTTTTCATTAATGGTGCGAAATTCAAAAAAGAAGAATATTTTTCTTTCATACGAGATAAAATCAAATTTGATAGAAACCTTGAAGTAAAAGACTTTAATTTCTTACGTTTCTTAATTGACTATGATTATTTTGGAAATATTGATTATAAAGTAGCAAGAAAATTTATTGAAAAATGTATAAAAATTAAGAGCGATGATGAGTTAATTTTAGAGCAAAAATATGCACCAGTTAGAACTGATATGCAAGTATTAAAGTATGAATATGGTAAATTATTAAATAAATATAGTACTATTATTAAGCAAGCTGATGCAAAAATTGAAGAAATTCAAACAAAGATTGTTAAAAAGCAAGAATTAGTAAAACCTGAAGATATTGAAGCATACGAAAAGTTAAATCAAGAAAGAAAAGAATTATTAAATTCAACTTTTGACAATAAAAATTACCAAGCAAAGATTAAAGATTTAGACACAAGAATATCACAAAGTCAACAAAACGTATTACTTGAAATTGTCAATGTTAACCAACAAATTAATACTTTAATCAAAAAAGGTAACGAGTTGAAATATCAAATCGACAATATGAAGAGTAATATTGAAGATAGCAAACGCTACATTCAAAAGTTAACTGAAGAACAAGAAGAATACACTAGTTTAATCGAAGAAAAACAAAAAGAAAAGTTTACTGAAAAGGTTTGCCCTTATTGTGGTGGTGTTATCAATAAAGATGAAGAAACAGCATTCAAAGAAAATATCGAAAAAGAAGTCGAAATTTTAAAAGCACAAATTGAGGGTGCAAAACAAGGTATCTCTGGTTCAAAAGTAATGATTAGTTCATATGAAGAAAAGATTGAGATTTACGACAAAGAATTTGAAAAGACTTCAAAAGAATATGTTGACTTGACAACACGTTTAGAAGAATTAAGCGTTCAAAAAGAAAACAACGAAGAAGCAAAGAAATTAAGTCAAGAAAAGGCTAAATTAGAGGATGAATATCAAATAGCAATAAATACATTCAATAGTAATAAAAATGCGAAAATTGGCGAAATTTCAACTCAAATGGAAAAATTAGCGGTTAGTATTCAAGCAAGCAAAGAAATTGAAGAATTAAAACAACAATTAAAAGATTGCAAACAACAAAAATACGTTTGTGAATCAAACATTGACTTAATCAAAGATTTTAAAGCAACTAAACTAAATAATCTTGTTAGCAAAGTAAAAGAAGTATTCCCACAAATCGATATTGAACTAATTGAAGAAAACGAAAACACAGGTAGTTTTAAAGATGTTTGCTATACAAAATTAAATGGTGTTGAATTTACTGGTGTTAACGATGGCTTTAAATATTTATTAGGAATTGAAATTATTGAAAATATCAAAAAACATTTAGGTGTTGAAGATTTGCCAATTATTTTTGACAAATTTGCAGATATTGACAAAGAAACGTTTAAAACTATTTTAGGCAAAACTAATTCACAAATAATTTGTACAAAAGTTACAGATAACAAAGAAATTGAAGTTAAAGGAGAATAATTAATATGGAAAATACTATTCAAGAAGTTAAAAAGCAACCTATTTCAATGACTGAATACGTTTTAAATATGGTTGTTAATTATGCAGCTGTTGGTGGGGAAGTATTAACTGAAAGAGAAAAGACTTCTGCAATAAATATAATCACTTTAACAAATAGAGCTATTGTTACAAATAGCGATGGAATAACTTGGAATGATATTGATTTACGAGGTTGTGGATTTGCAGAACAAGTAAAACATTGGTGTAAACTTGGCATAACTGGCGAAGATAAATTATATATAGATATTCGTAATAATAAATATAAAGCTAAAAAAGATATATTTATTAAACCACAATATCAAACGTGTGAAAAATTAATGACTATGTATTTTGCTTACCCTATTGTACGATTTAAAACTGAAGTAATTTGTATTGGCGATGAAATAGAAATAGAAGAAGATTTTAAAACTGGCTTAACGACTATTATTTCACACAAACGAAATAAAGATATTGACAGAAATAAATACGAAAATATTATTGGTGCTTATAAAATTGCTTTTGTTTCTATCAATCCTGAAAAACCTTTAGACTTAACACAAATTTATGTTGAAATTGATCGTAACAGAATTGAAAGAGCTTATAATGCTAGTTCATCAAAAGATAAGAGCGTTTGGAATGCAGACTCTGTCAAAATGGTTAAAAAGACTGTTACTTGGGAAATGTTTAATAGCGAACAAATCAGACCTTTTATGAAATACCCTGAAGATGTTATTAAAGGTGGCGACTTAAAAATTCTTGAGGAAAGTGAAGAAATGGATTTTAACAAAGAAACAAAATATGAAAATGTCGACAAAGTTGGAGAAGAAATTGATAAAAAAGTCGCAACTGAAGATGTAATAGACGTTGCGTACGAGGATGAAAATTAAAATGCTTGATATTTATGCGTTCGCCTCTTCTAGCAAGGGCAATATGTATTTAGTTAAAAACGAAAATACTAATATTTTGTTAGAATGTGGATTGAATGAAAAAAATATACGCAAATTATTAGTGGAGCAAGGCATCACTCTTTTAGATGTGGATGGATGCCTTGTTACCCACATTCACAATGATCATGCGATGAGCATTGATTATGTAAGTCAATACGTAGATGTGTATTCTAATATAAATGTATATAATCATTACAAGAATATAAAATATGTAGAACCTAAAAAACCATTTAAAATTAATACAATAAAAATAATACCAATTTTAGTCAATCACGGAATGGTAGACAATTATGCTTATGTTTTTTTAGATAAAAATAGTTGCATATTTTTTGGCACTGATTTTTCATTAATGGAGCAAAACGTATCTAATTTTAAATTTGATAAAGTTTACATTGAATGTAATTATGATGATAAAGAAGTACAAAGTATTTTAGATAACGGTGTTGAAGATGATAAAAGGAAAAAATATATAAGGCAAATATCAACGCATATGTCAAAAGCAAATTGCATTAAGCATTTAAAAATGATGGATTTATCGAAATGCAAAGAAATTGTTTTATTACATGCTAGTGAATTTTTGATTAGTCATAAAAAAACTTGTGAAGAATTTGAACACATTTTTGGAATACATACTACTTTTGCAAAGGAGAAGTAAATATGAAAATTGAAGATGGTTATGTTATTTTTGAACCTGCTGATAATGTTAAGATTGAAAAAAGGAATATTACAGGTCATCCTTTTGTTGAATTAATAGGGTTAAACAAATTTACTCTAAAAGGTGATGCTTTATTGCATATGTTTAAAATACTTAAAAACGAGGTAGACCCAAAATATTTAAAGCGTGGCAATGTAGCTGAAGAAATTGTTAAAATTTGGCTTGAAAAAGAAGGACATCAATGCGTTACATATGACCCAAAAGTTATAAAATATAATAATTTTTCTGAATCTAAAGATTTTGGTGGATTAATAGATATTGAGATACCAAGCGAGCAAACATTAGTTGAAGTTAAAAGCAAATCAATGAAAAGTTTACCATTTATTGAACAAAGTAAACCTTTAGATGAAGTTTATCAGGGAATGCTTTACGCATATTTAAGAGGTTATAATACTTTCAAAATGGTTTGGATTTTCTTTGATGAACAAACTGAAGATGAGATTTTTAGAGGTTTAAAACCAACAACGCTTAAAAACATAAGAAAAATTGATGTTGATTATGAGGTCGAAAAAGGTGATATAATTCAAAAAATGTGGCAAGCAAAACAAATTGTCGATGAGTTTGTAGAAACTAAAAAAATTGAACTTAAAGATATTTCAGAAAAGTGTTTTACAGAACTAAAGACAAAGTATAAAATTACAAACGAAATGAAAGAACAAAAAGATGATACGATAGAGGAAGACCTATTTACATTTAATGAAGCAGATTTTGAAGATATGGGGTTTTAACTATGGAATTAAAAGAACGCATTATTTGGTGTGATACTAGACAAAAAGGCAAGCAATGGGATTGGCTAAAAGAAGAATTTAAAGCAAGAGGTTATAAGATTAAAGATGATAAACCTATGACTTATGGCGATTATTGTATGCCACCTAATTTGTCAGTGCTTATTGACACTAAATATTGTATACAAGAAATTGTAGGTAATGTTACCCAACAACACGTAAGATTTAGAAATGAACTTATTGGTGCAAAGGAAATGGGAGCAAACTTACATATATTAATCGTAAATGAAGAAAATGTTAAATGCATTGAAGATTTAAACAAATGGGAAAACCCACGAATTAAAACGTGGGCTATTCAAAGAAATCGAGCAAGAAGAACAGGCAGACCATACCCAAAGCAACCACCAACAAGTGGTAAACAACTTGCAAAGATACTTACAACAATGCAAAATGAATATGGAGCAATTTTTGACTTTTGTAAAAAAAGCGAATGTGCTGATAGAATAATAGAAATTTTAACTGAAGGAGTTGAAAAGTAAAATGGTTAAGAAAAATAAAGGTTTATCAGTTGGTAATTTGATACAAGTTTACAAATTGAGACAAGGTGTAAGCAAACAAAATTACAAATGGCAACTTTTTACGTTTAGTGATACAAAGTATGATAACGAGCTTAAGAAATATGTTAATTTAGGCTATTACACAATATTTATTAAGAACCCAATTGAGGACTTACGAGAAAAAGATGTAATTAGAATTGATAAAATTTTGGCTATATCCTCAAATAGTTCAACATATAATGGTAGAGTTTACAAACAAACAGTTGTTACAATAGAAGCTAGAAAGTTTGAGAAAAAACAACAGGATGTAGACAATTTAGATACATCAGTTGAACAAGTTGATGACCCAACAAGTTTTGATGTAGGTATGGACAATATGCCATTTTAGGAACTAACAAAAGAAAAACACTGTCAAATTGATGGTGTTTTTTTAATTTATTTCATTTTACTAATTCAAAGTACTTGACAAATATTTTTAAAAGGTGTAAAATGGTGGTGTGTGTTTGAGACATACAGAAAGAGGTAAATAGTGAATGATAAGCATTAAAGAACGAAAAGAAAAAATTGAATATCTCAAAGCAAGAATATTTGAGATAAATCAATTAAACGAAGAAATCAAAGGCAATGATTTGTACAACGATGATTTGCTAGAAGATTATTTTGAGGATAGTAAGCAAACAGAAATACATTATGCATTAAGAAATTGTACTTACTACTTGGGTATTATGATTCAAAAATTACAAAGTGAATTGAGTTATGAAACCGCACAATACAATATGGCGAAAACGAAAGGAAATTAAAGATGTTAACACAACAAGAAAAAGAACAAATGGAAAATGTTTTTAAAAGAAACAAAAAATTAGGAATTGCACCACAAACAAAATCGCAACTTGCAAAAAAATTAGGAATGTCTAGGCAACTGCTTTACTATGTAATAGCCAAAAATGTTAATTCGCCTTACGAACCAATTCTTAAAAATTGGATTAAAGAGGCAAATGGCAAGGGTTGCAAGATAGTTTACAAAGTTAAAGAGAATAAACTTAAATTGCTTGAAAAATATGGTTTTGAACATAGTTTTAAATCATATTATACAAAGTACACAACGATGGATACTGGGTCATATCAATATGTTGTTAACGAAAACGACTTAATTCTTAAGTTGATCGTTACAAACGAAGATAAGGTAATGCTTGATTTAGAAACATTTGAATTACCATATGAAAGAGATACATACGTAGCCAATATGAAAGATATTGAAGATACCTGTATCTTTGATGAGAAAATTACAAACTTTGATATTATATATAATCTTGTAAGAGATAATATAATTTATCGAGTTTTAATTGAAAATAATTAATAATGCGTTTAAAACAATTTGTTAAGAAATATATTGACCCAAATTTAATCGTAAATGTATTTGTCAAAGTTAATAATAAATACTACAAAAAAGTTTATTCATGCTTAAGGGCGAAAAATTTATTAATCGATTTAGAACACGATAATTACAAAAATTATTCAGTTTTAAAAATCGAAGAAATAAAACAAAACAGAAATTCTGCAAACACAATCAATATAGTTGTGCGAGATAAACACAATATTTTTGAATGGAAATAAAAAAGGGGGAATAAAAGTATGTTAAAAATATTAATACCAATTATAATTATTGTTGTATTAGTAATTATAAGAGTTGCGTACTCATATGGCGAAACAAAAGGCAGAGAAAAAATCTTTGCTAAAATACTTAGTGAGGTTTTATACAAGGTTTATAAAGACTCAATAAAAGAAACATTAATTAATGGTAGTCTTGAGGACTTACTTAATAATTTAAAATCTGAAATGAAAAAAGAAAGAGAGAACGAAAATGATGATAATAAATAAACCAATGTTTATGAATTACTTTGAAGATGGTAATTTGTTACAACACGATAAAGATAAAGAAACTTTTGTTTTAAGCAAAACCGATATATTAGGAAATTTTTGTTTAAATCAAGAAGAAATGGAAAAACTTTGCAAATTTATTGAAATGGCAAATGACAAATCAAAAGTTAAAGCAAAGTTAAATGGTACAATTTTAGAAGTTAAAATAGATGAGCCTAAATTAAAAGCTAATATTAATACTTTAAGTATTGATAATAAACCTCAATTAGATTTAAGCGAAGTAATTAGTAGTTTTACAATTAATGTTGATAAATTAAAAATAGCAAGTGCTTTTTCTGACAAAAAAGGTGTAAGAGCGGTTTTAAATGGTGTTTGTGTTAGAAATGGTTGGATTATGGCGACTGATAGTTTTAGTGCTTATAAAACACCTTGCGAAGATACTTCAGTTAATTTAGTTATTAATAACTCATTTATAAACATTTTAAAAGAATTAAAAGGCAATATTAAACTTGAAACTGATGGAATGAAAATTTGGCACAAAAATGAAAATGGTTTAACTTACGTTGGTAGACTACTAAATGGCACATACCCTAATTTAGAAAATATTTACAATTCTATTAAGAATTTTGATACAACAACGCTAAACCTTGAACCGATATACAATATTTTTGCATTATCAGGCTCAAATTCGTTGATTGGCTTAACTTTAGATAAATTTTGTATAAATACTAGCACCACGTTTGTAAATTCTGAATTTGAGGGTATTTTTGACTTCAAATTTGAAAATGAATTTTGGTATAGTTCGACAATGTTGAAACTTGTTTTAAGTTTTATCAATGATAAGAAAAATGTTAAACTTAACTTTTTACAGGATAATCCAACTAAACCTGCAATTGTAAATGATGAATTTTTAATTTTGCCTGTAAGAAAAATGGTATAATTTATGGCTAAATTTAACATTAAAAAAGATATAAGTTTATTTGATTTTGCAGATAATCAATATAAGATTACAAAACCTATAAGACTTATTGAATTATTTGCAGGAATAGGTAGCCAAGCAAAAGCACTTAAAAATCTTAATGTTGATTTTGAACATCATTTTGTTTGCGAAATTGAACCACAAGTTGTCAAAACCTACAATGTTATTCACGGAACAAATTTTGAACCTACTGATATTACTAAAATTAGTGCTAATGATTTAAATATTACAAATACTGATTTATATACTTATATATTAACTTATTCTTTTCCTTGCCAAGACTTATCTTTAGCCGGCAAAGGCAAAGGAATGGAAAAAGGCACTGGAACAAGAAGTAGCTTATTATGGGAAGTTGAAAGATTGCTAAAAGAATGTAACGAACTACCACAAATTTTGCTAATGGAAAATGTGCCAATGGTTCATAGTAGCGAAAATATTAAAGATTTTGAAAAATGGCTATTGTTTTTGGAAAGTTTAGGTTATAAAAACTATTGGAAAGATTTAAATGCAAAAAATTAACACGAGAAAAATGGGAAAAACCTGGCGACTCTTGTGCTATCGATTTTATTATGTACGACCAAAAAAAGGACAAATGTGAGTTTTATCGAGATGGCAAATATTATGATGAGTTTGTGTGGGTTTATGAAGATATAATTGCAGAAGATTGGAAGGTTTATGAAGAAAAATCAACACGAATATGGAAACCTGAATTTGGTGAGAAATATTATTACATCACTACGAGTGGTGATGTAACATATAATACTTTTAATACTTCTCTTGATGAGTATAGATTAAGTTTTAGAAATGTTTTTAAAACTGCAGAAGAGGCAAGAAAAATGGTTGAAAAACTCGACAGTATTAATAAATTAAGAGAATTATCAAATGGTGATTTTTATCGAAATTGTACTGAAGTGAAATACGTAATATGGTATGATAGCGCATGTAAAGAAATTAAAATTAATACACATGAATATATTAGAGAATTACCATTTAGTATATATTTCGCAACTAAAAAAGATGCTGAAAAGGCTGTTTTAACAATTGGTGAAGATAACTTAAAGAAGTACTATTTTGATGTAGAGGATTAAAACTATGAGTAAAGAAAAGAAATATATGAATTTTAATGAAATGCTAGAATGCCTTGAAAAAGGTGAAAAGGTTAGATTAAGCACATGGCAAGAAAATGATTATATTGGTATTAGAAGCAATATTGGTATTTATCAATATTACGAAGATAATAGCCCTTACAAGCAATATGAGTTTAGTCATCGTGATATACACGCAACCCATTGGGAAATATATAAACCAAGTGAAGGCATAATTTTTCCTAAAGATGATGAAAAAATTTATTATTTGGATGAATGTGGTTATGCAACATACCGTTCATATGATGAAACTTCCTCAAGAGATAATAGCCAAATAAAATTTGGTAATTATTTTAAAAATGAAGAGGAAGCAAAATTTGTAGCTAAAAAGTTAAGTATTATTAAACGTTTAGAGAATTTAGCAAGTAATAGTTTAGATTGGAAAGATAATGACTACAAATATTTTATTTTTTATGATTGCAAAGAAGAAAAAGTAAGTGTTGCAAGTGACATAAATGACAAGTATTTACCATTTAGTATTTATTTTAGAAGCAAAGAAAGTTGCGAAAACGCAATTAAAGCAATAGGTGAGAGAGATTTAAAAAAATATTACTTTGATATAAAGGATAATCAATAAGAAAGTAGGTAGAAAACAAATGGGAGTAAAAAGAGTTGTTGACACAGATTTTTGGAAAGATGATTGTGTAGCTGAAAAGTATTCAGCTGAAGATAGATACTTTTTCTTATATTTACTAACAAACCCTAATTCAAAGCAATGTGGTATTTATCATTTACCATTAAGGGTTATTGCTTTTGAAATGGGTCATTCAAGAGATAGTGTAGAAAGTATTATTGATCGATTTGAGCATAGGTTTAAAAACATCATTTACAACAAAGAAACTCAAGAAATAGCAATTTTGAATTTTTTGAAATATTCAATTGTTAAGGGTGGAAAACCAGTTGAAGATTGCATAAGAAAAGAACTTGAAAAGGTCAAAGATAAAACTTTAATTCGTGCGGTTTACGAAAATATGAAAAGTTATATGGATGAAAATATAGCAAAGAATGAAAAATCAATATATATTAATATTAAAAAAATATTTAAAACATTTATAAATAATATTAATGATAATGATAATGACAATGAACGAATCGTGCCACGAATCGTGAACGAATCGTCAAAGAAAGCACCTTATGTTGAAATTGTTGATTATCTTAACGAGAAAATAGGTGCGAGATATTCAGCTAAAAGTAGTAAAACTCAAACGCTTATTAATGCAAGAATGAACGAGGGTTTTACTCTTGAAGACTTTAAAACAGTTATTGATAAAAAATGCAATGATTGGTTGAAAGATACAAAAATGTCGAAATATTTGCGACCTGAAACATTGTTTGGCACGAAATTTGAGGGTTATTTAAACGAAATACAAAAGAAAAAAACATTGCCAAGTTGGTATCAAGAACCTACTAAACAGCAACCAAAATACGTAGAAACAACTAGCGAAAGTTTAAAAGATTTAGAAGATTTTTTCAAAAATAAGGAGTAAATACTAAAATGAAATTATATAGTGAAAATGATAGTTATAAAATATATAACGACGATATGCTTGATATGTTGCAAGTGATTGAGCCTGAAAGCATTGATGCAATTGTTTGCGACCCACCATATGAATTGGGCTTTATGAATAAAAGTTGGGATAGCACTGGTATTGCATTTAAGAAAGAAACGTGGCAAAATTGTTTTGAGGTTTTAAAACCAGGTGGCTATTTGTTGGCTTTTGGTGGTTCGAGAACTTATCACAGAATTGCTTGTGCTATTGAAGATGCAGGCTTTGAGATAAGAGATTGTGTTATGTATTTATATGGCTGTGGTTTTTCTAAATCATACAATATTGGATTAGCAATAGACAAGAAAAACGGAGTTGACAATAGAACAGGAAACATTAGAACTGATGGTGTGAACAATCAAAATATATGTTATGATTTTAAAACTATGAAACCAAAATTTGAAGAACGCATAGCTCAAAACGAATGGCAAGGTTGGGGGACATGTTTGAAACCTGCATATGAACCTATAATTGTCGCAAGAAAGCCATTTAAAGGTAGTGTAGTTGATAATATAATCAAGTACAGAGTAGGTGGAATAAACATTGATGGATGCAAAATAGGCAATGAAAAGAGAACACAATTTTCTGGTAAAAGCAATGGTAGAATTTATTCTGAATGCTCTCAGAAAAACGCTCATTTTGAAACAGTTGAAGGTCGTTTCCCAGCAAATGTAATAACAGATGGTAGCGAAGAAGTAGCCAAAGGAATGCCAAACACTACAAGCACACCAATAGCAGAGGAAAGTGCAATGAGACTTGATAATATTATTAGATTGTTTTTTGAAGAAAACTCAATAGAAGATATGCCACAAATTAATTTTGAAAGAATGAAAAAATACTTGAATAATAAAAAAGGTGATTCATGGTATATTGATAATCTTGAAATTTTTAAAAACAAATTAGAATTAAACGATTTTTGGGTAAAATGTGATTCTGAAACTGGTAAAGATTGCAAGCATTGTTCTTTTTTGGTTTGTGAAAATAATGAAAGCGTAGGTCATGAAGAATGGTGTAATAGTGAACACGATCATATGAGAAGATTAAAAAGAGCACCATTAAATTATCAATATGTATGGGTGGAAGAAAATGCAAATAGAAAAGATTAAGCAAGAATTACAAAGCACTTTAGAAGAAATAAAAAAAGTTTATGAAGAAAACGATGCGTTAGTAAAACCTAAAACTTTAAATGATGGCAAATACATGCAAATGATTAATACCAAGTTAAGATTTATTTTAGGCAATCCGAAAACTAACAAAATTATGTCAACCAAAGAAGCAGATGAATATTATTTTGACAAGAAAAAAGGTATTCAACATATGCAAGCAAGATATATGCTAATTTTAGAATTGCAACAATATATCACTGAAGAAACAATGCTACCATTTATTTATGATAGATATATGGTATGTAAAATATTACAAATAAGTTATAGTACTTATAATATGTATATTGATGATGCAAATAGTAATATGAATTTAAACGGCAATGATGAAGTAGGCGATTTATTTTTAGATATTGAAAGTATGTTACTTTCTGATAGAATATCAAGTGCAGAAAACAAAATTAAAGATGGTTCATCGATTGATAGAACAAATCGATACAAAAAGCAAAATGGTGGTTTTGGTGTTACGTTTGAAAAAGATACTTCAAGAGATGGCAAGAAAGAAATCATAGTAAGTACTGAAGATGCACAAAAGAAGTTAAGTACGTTTGGTTTTTCACAAATTTTAATAGAAAATAATGGGAAAAAAGAGTAAAAGTATTGACAAATAAATAAAATAGGTGTAAAATGGTGGTGTACTTTTTGAAAGAGAGTGCGTGATTGGAGAGATAGAATATGATTTATAGTTATCAAAGAGTAAGTTCAAAAGAACAAAACCTTGCACGACAAGAAGAAGCGTTTGAGAAGTGGTGCAATGAAAATGGTATTAATTCAAAAGATTGTTTAATATTTGCCGACAAACAAAGTGGTAAGGATTTTGAAAGAAAGAATTATCAACTAATGTTGGAAGAACTTAAACAAGGCGATGTATTAGTAATTAAATCAATTGATCGTTTAGGAAGAAATTATGATCTAATCATTGCAGAATGGACTAAAATTACAAAAAGTATTAAAGCTGATATAGTTGTAATTGATATGCCACTACTTGATACTAGAGATAAAAAAGAAAACTTAACAGGTAAGTTTATAAGTGATATAGTATTACAATTATTAAGTTATGTTGCAGAAACTGAAAGAAATAATATCAAGCAACGACAACGTGAGGGCATCGACATAGCATTACAAAATGGTGTGAAATTTGGTGCAAAAGAAAAAATAACTAATCAAGAAGAAATTGACAATTTCAAAACTGATTATATATCAGGTATGAAATATATAGATATTCAAAATAAGTATAATTTAACAAAACCAACAATTATAAATATGGCAAAAAAACTTGGTTTACCAAGTAGAAACAAAACAGCTAAAGCAATTTAAAATGCAACCGCTACTCTGTATCATTTTTCCCCTACCTTTACACAGAGCCAAATAAACAAATTTTTCCAAAGAAAGGCGGAGTTGTTTTCATAATTTCATCTTTGCTAGTGAGATGTCATGTATCCTTTTCTATTATTAGTTAGTTAGTTTTTAAATTTAACCCCCAATAATTATAATTTAATAGCAAAAAGAAATATTTATTTGTTTACAATAAAAGTTTGATTTACTAGCGGTCAAACTTTTTATTTTTTACTTGACAAACATATGTTATGGTGGTATAATACAAGTGTTTTTGTTGATTGACATAAAAACACCTCCTTTTTTTGATACAAGTTTTTTTGGTTTCTTTATAAAAACCATTATTCCCCTATTAAAGCAAGCTGGAAACGGTTTGCTTTTTTGCTTTATTTAATCAAGCTCAAAAAAGGGCATTATTTTGATTTTAACCACTATACCCTTGATAATTTATCACTTTGAAATAGAAAATTTGGAAAATAGCCTAAATTTAGGCTCATTTATGAAAATACAATTGATTTAAACACTGATATTTTCTTAATGCTAAAAAATTTACTGAGTTAAATCAATGACACACCCCCTTTATCAAAAAATTAGTGCATAATATTTTTTTGAAAAAAGGTATTAATATATAGAGTTCTAAAAATTTGCAACAGCAAAATTAGGATACACCCCTTTTCGGTAGTCTCAGATAGCAACACAAAAAATTTCAAAAAGTAGGGCAATATCTCAAAATCGCATTTAACAAGTTATTAAGCAAAAATTGCCTATTTAAAATAGTAATAATTTTAATAAAAAATGCGTGTTTTAGTTGTGGTTATCTTTTATAATATGAAAACGTTTACATAAAAAATAATGTATAAAAGGTATTGACAAATTTATTAAAAAAGTGTAAAATGTAAGTGCTTTTAAAAAATAAAGCATGGAGGTATTTAAAAAATGTTAAAAACAAACAGCAAAAAGGCTAAAGAAAAAATAAAAAAATATATCATTGAATTATACGATGATGAAGGTTACGATGTTCCAAAAGCTACTACTTTTGAAGAAATGAAGGAAAACATTAAAAAAGTAAGTTATAATGAAGTGATCAAAAATGAGCTTATAAGAAAAAGTACATTATTTGATGCGTTCGAATGTTGGTGCAGTGGGTTGCCTTATTTACTAAACACGGCTGATTATTATTGCCATAATAGTTCTATTGATATATTAGGCGATATTTTAGAAGAAACAGAAGAAGAGCGAAGCCGTTTCAGCGAATTAGAAGCAGAAGAAAAAAATAACATATTTAATTTTTAGAGAAATTTTTTAAAAAGGAGTAAAAAGCATGAAAAAAATAATTTTCAAAAATCGTGAAGAATTCAAATGGGATGGAAGGACTTATGATTTTATCGCTTCAGAAGAAAACGATGAAGAAATAACAAAAGAAGAATTTGAAAAATTGAATATTGTTGATGATATTGATAAATTAAAAAACTATGATAATAACACTAATTATATAATTATTGATTGCTATTGTTTAGTAGAAGTTGATGAAAATGGCGAATATGGTAAAATTGAAGTATTAGGTTATGACACAGAAAGTGCAGAATTTACAAGGGGGTTTTAAAATGAAAAAGGCTAAAATAGATGAGTTATTTTATCAAAGTTTAACAAAAGAGCAAAAAGAAAATTTGAAAAAAATTAAGGAATTTTTGGAGAAAGAAAACCAAAAAGCAAGAGAACATCAAAAAATAAGGGGGGTGCGATAGTGCTAATTTTGTGGGCGTTTTTCTGGTTTTTCTATTATTTAGTATCAAATCAAAAATAAATATTTTAAAAAAAGAAAGCAGGTTAAAAACTGCTTTTTTTTAGTTTCCTGCAAACACTCTAAAAACAAACGAACGCATAAATATTCAACTTTTTAAAAATCAATCGCTTACAGGAAGCTTTCAAAACTTAAAATTATCAAAAATAACAGTAATAGAACAATTTAACAGAATTATAAATAAACATGTTGATAATTAATAGTTAACTTTTTAAACGCTAATAAAAAATAACTAATTTAAAAATAGCTAATAAATAACTAGCTAATAATTAATAACTTTTTTAAAGTAATAAAAATAATAAGCATATTTAATAGTGCTATTATAATAATTAATAATTAAAAGCAAAATTACAAATATAAATATTGTTATTAATTTAGTTGAATATATTTAAATTAATAAACCAAAAAATACTAATTGTTAGTAATTAATAAAAATATAAAAAATGTTTTTTGCTAAAATTAATTATCTAATTACTTATAATAAACATATGTTAACCTTTTAATAAATAACATAA